ATCCTCCAATCTTTTTTTGATCCGCTAGGATTTGAGGAAATGATGTACCTTGTCCGAATTCAGTATAGAATTCATGGGCGGTAAAGTCTCTTCCAAGTTTATATTCTACAAACTTTTGTTCGGTCAGTGTGAGAACTTGAACGATCTTATCACAGTATGGACATCCTGGTTTTGAATATACAATGAAGTTCATTTCTGTACTCCTTTCCAATCGTTCTCAAAGATTGCCATTCCCATATCTGTAAGAATGTGGTCATACATCTGCTCAAAGATTTGAGGGGGCATAGTAACTACACTTGCACCGTTATAATAGGAACGCACCACTCGTTGCACACTGCGAATAGATGCAGAAAGGACTTGAGTTGGAGCACCATGAATACGATATAATTCTGAGATAGAACGAACTACCTCTAAACCTGCTACTGACTGGTCATCCAGGCGTCCCACGAAGGGTGAGACATAGAATGCACCAGCACGGGCAGCAAGGATTGCCTGAGCAGCAGAAAAGATCAGGGTAACGTTCACACGGATATTGTTGTATGCTAGTTGCCTGCATGCTTCAATACCATCACGAGTCATAGGAACCTTGACAGTGCAAGGGAATCCAAATGTTTCAAACAGACGACGACCTTCTGCAATCATCTCATCAGCATTACCCATCACTTCCATACTGATATCATTAATACCCATGTCCTTGATTTCTTTATAGACATCATCAGGGTTCCGACCACTCTTCATAATCAAAGTAGGGTTGGTGGTAATGCCATCAATCAATCCAGTATCATTATATTTACGGATTAGTTCTGTATCTGCGGTATCCAGAAAAATCTTCATTTGAGTCTGTTTAGAAATTCTCTCTCGTCATTATATAGAAAATTCATATCTTTGTCAAGAAAGAATTCAATTCCTATCATAACTTCCGGCAGTAACCATTCATGGACAGGCATACACGCCTCCCAGTTGACTGGTTGAATACAATTCATAACTACCACTGACCAAAAGGCAGCAGCATAATTAATAATACTAGTCATCTTGTTTGACTTCTCCAATAACCCATGATCTCATACCATAAGGTGTGTCAGAAATCAAGGTCCGAGTTAATTCCGCTACATCTGGTGGCACAACTATACAGAATCCAATACCAAGATTGAATACATTACGCATCTCTTCCTCACTAATGTCTCCTGCCTCCTGAATCTTATTAAATAATTCAGGTCGTTCCCAAGCATTATAGTCAACATCAACTGTAAGACCCTTTGGAAGGCATCGTGGGAGGTTCTCAGGAAGTCCCCCGCCAGTGATGTGTGCCATGCCTAGGATAGGAACCTCGTCCAACAGGTGCTGGATCAGACGAGCATAGATGGTAGTTGGAACCAGCAGTTCAGGCATCTCTTTATAGTAGATGTAATTTCTCCACAGCATATCATTGACCAGTGTGTATCCATTACTATGAAGACCACTACTCTCAATACCTATGACTACATCACCAGGTCTGATGTTACTGCCATCAACAACGTCATTCTTTTCTACAATACCAGTACAGAAACCAGCAAGGTCATAGTCATTTGCTCTGTAATGTTCTGCTGTTTCTCCTCCTAGAAGTTCCATTCCTGCCATTGTGCAACCAACATTAATCCCATACACAATGTCACTCACATTAGCATCAAGTGATTTAGTGGAGATATAGTCTAGAAAATATAATGGTTTAGCACCAGAACATATAACGTCATTGACGCACATAGCAACCAGATCCTGACCAATAGTGGTGTAATCATTGGCAATCCTACAGATATTAATTTTAGTTCCTACACCATCAGCACCAGATACCAGCACAGGTTTCTCATATCCTGATGGGATCTCCATCATTCCATTGAACCCACCAACACTAGGTGCTAATGCTTTTATATACTCAACAAAGGATCTACCTTTGATAATGTCAACGCCAGAAGTTTTATAGTCCATTAATAAATTTCTCCTTTCGCAATTTGTTCACGACGTTTTAGTTTCCATACGATGTAATCCATTGTTGGGACACACATAGGATTCCAACCAACAAAGGTGGTTGACTCTCCACTTGGTATCTTCCAGCAGGGAGCATCATCATTCTCAAGGTCTAATGACTTACGATACTCATCCTCACCAAACATAACAACTGCTCGTTCTGCTTCATTCAAACTCTTGAAGCAATCAAAAGAATTCTTTCTAATGATATCAGGGATTTCGTGTTTCATTTATCTATACTCCCACATATAAGATCTATCACCATACTCATCCGTAGCCGCATTAAACCATCTATCACCATCACCATCAACAAAACTACTATCATCTAAACCATCACTCATAAATCCAAATGGTGCCATGTCTTGTTCAATTTGATTTTTTTGCTCTTCATATAATCTTTTTCTAACATCTTGATCTGTCAATTCTTTAAAGTAATCTTGTGCCACTAACCATGCATATATGACCAAACACATAGCAAGGTCATCATTGCATCCCTCTTCTGCCTCAAATGAATTATGTTTTGATATAAATGTAGTCAGTTCTGAGATAATTTCATAATCATTAAAAATAACTTTATCACTCTCAATCATTGTCTTTAGATTGAGTGATCCAACTTTTTTAACAGTCTTACTCATCTTGACCCCAAGTTGAGTTTTCTTTCCAGAAAATCCTTGGCCAACAATTTGACCTGCTCTACCTCTCATTGAACACATCAATAGGTTTTGATATTCTAGGTCATACTGTATGATACTTGCAACCTGATCTCCAATATCATTTACCTCGCATAGTATAAAAGCACTATTGTAATTTTTACAAACATCATAAATGATATTTGGGAAAAGCATTGGTTTGATATCATTATTCCTATACTTTGCAACTATTTTATGAGGAAACTCTGTAATATCAACTACAACAAAAGCAGAATAATCTTCACCTACGCCTCTTGCTACGTCAACAGTACAAACATAGTCATGATTTTCTTTTGGCAATTCATATACATCTAATCCTGCACTTTGTTTTATAGGAGTATCATATACTAAAGTTCTTAACTTACTTGGTGCAATTAATGTATCTACTGATCCTAAGAACTCACATTCAAACTCAACTTTAAATTGTTGTTCTGATGTGTTAGCAATAGTCTGTTCTTTCCAAACATCATCTCTACCAGGAACTTCAGACCAATGAACATCTGTAGGAATATATTCGTTTTTACTTCTTTCCGCATCGTGCCACATGCGGTAGAAGTGATTCATTCCATGTGGCGTCGAGACAATAATAACTTTCGTATTTTTACCACTAGTAATAGTAGGATAAACAGAGGCAAAAAACGAATCAGCAACGTGATTTGGAACAAATGCAAACTCATCCAAAAAGAGTATATTGAATGACATACCTCGGACAGCACTTGCGGAAGTTGAAGCAGCAAGAATTTTAGACCCATTTTCTAACTCCAATGAACCTCTGTTCCATACTAACACACCCTGTTGCATCCACTTGGGTAAGTTTTCGTATGCAGTTTGTAATCTATTTAAAAGTTCTCTTGCTGTAGCTGCCTTGTTTGCCAGGATGCCAATATTAACACTGTCATTGAAGACAGCATAATGCAGTAGATATGACACAACAGTGGTAGACTTACCAGTCTGTCGTGGCATCTTACATATATTAAATCTATTCTCATGGAAATTGTTAATTAATTTCTCTTGAAAATCATAAGGATGAAACTGAGTTAATCCGTCATCAAGAGAAACAATTTTAATATAGTTGTTTGCAAAATAAACAGGATCTTCCTTACACCGCATAAATTCAAGGATTTGCTCCTGTGTGAATTCTATCGGTGTATTTGCTTTTTTTAGATTTGGATTGCCAAGGTATACATTATCAGACATAACTTACTCAGCAATTCCACTTTCTAAGAGACTTATTGATCCTACTATCTGGATCGTTTGCTGTCTTTGATGATGTTAACTTTTTCTTCATTCCTTTCATTCTAGCGCAGAAGGATGCCCTCCTGGGATTTCCAACCTTCTTGCTTGGTGCTTTAAGGTCAGATCCTGGATTTTCTCTTTCGTAAGACTTTCTTCCTTTCTCATTAAGTCCTCCAGATTTGTTTTGTCCTGATTTTTTTGTCCACGTAGCTGCTTCTGCGTGTAGGACTGGTTGTCCTGGTTCATAGTCGGAAACTGTGTGTGTTAATAGTTTCGCGCCAGGATATATTTTATCAATTTGATCTTGAATATCAGATCTGGTTGGTAAAGATACTTGAGGGAAGAACATCTTCAACATAATAGTCTGACTTCTAAACCTGAAGAGAACGCTGACAAGATTACCAGTTTTTGCTGGCATTCTTACTGCTTCTTCAACGGAACCAGGACATTCTTTTATACCATGTACTGGACACTCTTCACCTTTATGATTGTGCATACAACCTTTCTTTTCATCTAAAGGAGTTTTTGATATCAGTTGAATTTCTTCTTTCTTTGTCTTCTTAACACAGTTTGGATATCTCTTTCCAAACATAGTTTTCATACCTTTCTTCTCATAACCTTTCCAGCATGCTTCATCAAGCATATCGCTACCAATACCTTTTGTAGCGGTTAAAGGTTCTGGTGTTATGATATCTACCGATTCATAATCTGTTGCAATGTAATTATCTCTCCAATTAGAGAATTCTTCTTTCTTGGTGCTATTGCCCCAATTCTTTGCACCTTTTTTACGACATTTGACAAGTGCTCCTGACGCATATGCACTTGGCCAAACTTTGTAGCGTGACTTGACTTTATGATAGCAAGCGTCTTTTTCTCCCGCTGCCTCATCAATTTCAATTTCATCACCTACTTCAACATTATTTTCTGCGAACCATCCACGATTTACTTCTAAAGCACACAGAACTTCTCCTTCGGAAGTTACTGGGGTTTCGTCATACGGTTCTAATTGTTTGATGCTTTCAACTATTCCATCCTCTGTGATGAACGCAATGTCAAGAGGAATTTTTGTTTCTTTCATATAGAAGGATTGCTGCTCAACTTCTTCAAAGATGAATAGCATTCCACTGTTAATATCCAAACTTTCACGGAACATAAGTCCCAAGTTAAAATCTCTAATATCACTAGGGATTTCTATATTGAGTGGTAGAGTTATAAATTCTTCAGTTTTCACGTTGATTGCCTTCCCTGAACGATTTGGGTTTGGATCTTTTTTGTTCTTTCTACGAAAAGCTGCTTGCTCCTCATCTTTAGAAAGATTGCGCTTCATTTTACTGGAACCACATTTTGGTTTTGTAGTTTGTCCTGGTTGTTTAGCACAGGGTTTCCCTGCGTATTTACCGCCCAATTGAACCCAACCAGGCTTCCCATCAGAAGACTTACTCTTGCCAAACCAGTCACGCAAAGAACTATCACCACTTTTCGATTCACTCACTTCTCCATTACCATTACCGTTTTTATTATCATCAACGGAATGTCCATTTTCTTTACGAAGCATTCCCTCTGGGTCTACCATAAAACCCTTAGGAATTGCTTTACATACTTTATCAGTATAGCAGTAATATTGTCCTGCTTTACATTTGCCGTTCTTAGCCATTCAACTAAAAGAGTACCTACTCCTTGTTATTTATCACTCCAACCTTCTTTAATTTTTTAAACGTTTTATACTTCCAATGCAGTAAAAACTACTTTAAAAGTTGTCTCTGATGAAAATGTTGGATGACCAATTAATCTAAGTGCTCCACCACTAATATCAGATGAGAATGTAGCAACTCCAATTGGTTGATTAATTATGCCATACTCAGCTTGATATGTATTAGTTCCATCGTGAATAATATTAATAGTTGACATATTATAATTACTTCCTCTTGTAACCTGAACCTGATAGTTTGCAGATCTATATGTAGATGCACTTATAGACATAACCACAGCAGCACTGGTACTGGTTGTAGTAAGAATACCTGATTGTATATCTCCAGCAATTAATTCAAGATTAGTAGCCGATACTGGTGCAAATGTAAACTCTTGAGCAGAAGCATCATACCTTAAAAATCTACCATCACCAACATTACTAGCATCAACATCAGTTAAATCTACAAGTTTGCTTTCTCCACTAATTGATGTGCTTGCAATACCAACCCATTTCGCTCCATTGTAAATGAGTAATTGATTAGTTCCTGTGGTTTGGTCAAAGGTAACATCATCCAGATCCTTGATGAATCCAGCACCGCCACCACCAATGGTAGCAATTTGTTGCTGAATTCGGTTTATGAATAGTTTATAGTGATTTTGTAATTGATCAATAGTTACAAAATTTTGATCCAGAGGAGTTAATGGATCTGCAGAATTTTTTGTTGATGCATCTCCTGGCAGAGTTGGATTATCTTCTTTTAATAATGCTTTCTCATTAAACTCTGTGAGAATTTTTTCAATATAAACTACTTTTTCTGATAAAGATTTATTCTTTTCCTCAATAGAATTAATTTGAAGTCTCTCTATAACATCTTTTACTTCTTCTTTAATACTCTCAATATTTTCATTTTGTTTTTTAATATGCTTCTCATTAACAACTAAATTAAGTTCCAAGTCCTTAATTTGATTGGACATATTTTCTTCAAATTCTCCTACTTCATTTTTGAGAATGTCATAGTATTTTGT